AAAACATAAACATTCAATCGCCCAATCGTTTTCTTTACAAGTCTTGATTACATAATCAATAACTGCGTTCTGGTCTACTATTGGTGTATTTGTGATTGTAAGAAATCCCATTCGCTCCCACGCATCATAAGCTACTTTATCTTTCATCATTCTTTCCCTTAATTTCTCTTGGTTCGGTATGAATGAATGTGAATAACAGATATACTTTACAATTCTTTTTCCAGATGTATCTAGTTCGTCTGTCAACCAAGGAACGATAAAGGCTACTGATGTAAGGTCAATTTTTGCCGACATATCAAAGCCGACATATACGCTCATTCCCCTGGTGCTAATTGGTAGGTCCTTAACTTCGCACCTTTTCCATTTGGCCATATCCATGTAACCGTTTTCTTTCTGCTGCACCCATTTGTTAAGGCACTTTGTAAGAAAGGCTGTCATTTTTTCGGGAATCTCTTTGGCTATTTTGTATTCAGCACGTATCTTTTCAACACCCTCTGGATATGTCATTCTTATAGGATTGGCTTTCTTCCAAACCTCTTCATTGTTAATATCATCGTCTTCATCTATCTCTAATATATCAATAAAATACTCTTCGTTCCACGTGTCAATATTAGGATCAAGTACTTTAGAACAATAAGTATATTCTTGTACATAGCACGGATAAGTAAGATCCATTCCGGCGGTAGTAATAATCATTAGCAAAGACTCTTTTGTATTAGAGCCTAATCCCAAGTCGTAAAATTCAGTGGTCTGATGCTGATGATATTCGTCAAGGATAAGTCCGGCAGGGTTTGTCCCATCACCTTTCTTTCCATCCTCTTTATTGAGTGCTTCAATGAAGCTGCTTGACTTAATGTGTTCTATTCTATCCTTCGTTATCTTAAACTTAGATGCCAAAGGTGAACCCCTCAACATCAACTTGGCTTCTTCAAGAATTATCTTTGATTGCTTTCTCTTAACTCCGGCTGTATAAAACTCATATACTTCATTGTTCTTCGTAGCCTGGGTAGATATTTCGTATAGGGCAACTCCGGCTTCTTCCTGTGACTTAGCATTCTTTCTGGCTACTTCGATAAATGACTTCTTAAATCTTTTATATCCAGTGGTCTCATGTCTCCATCCGTAAATCTGGCAGAGATCAAACTTTTGCCATGGTGTCAAGTCTATGGGTTTACCGGATAGCACACCTTTGGAGTGTCTAAGGTATCCGAACCAATCAACGATGTTTTGTGCTTCCTCTTCATTCCAGATGTAAGGGAATGGTTCAGTTAACACCTTACAGCCTATCTTCTTTAAATCATTTAAGTATCGTTCGCAAGCTTGTATATGTTTCTTACCACTCGGTTCTATACCACTAATACAATCGTTTGCATATTGAATAAGTTCTTCGCGTATATCCATTAGATATTACCGAATTTCATTTCAACTTCTTGCTTCTTTTTCGTGGTTTGAGTGGTTGCACATTTAAGCCTACTATCTATCGTTAACCCACAAAGGGAAGCAAACTTTCTCATTTCCTCTGCATACTTCTTTTGTATATTTATAAGCGGATTTTCTAATATCATTGTTTCGCCACTGATCATAGTTCTCTCTAATGTCATATTCTGTTTAAATAAATCTTTTGTAACTTTTATGTAAAATGCGTATGCATTACAATAACATCCAAGGTTATTTAAATCCAAATTACCCACGATATTTATCTCATTTAGTTCATCTGTGATTCTGTAATATTCTCGTTTTGCTATAATATTTACTAACCAAGTAGGGGCTTTTTCTAATTGTTCTCGGCCAATTATTACAACTTTTTCTTCATCTTTTTTACTATTTTGCTGTAATAATGTTAAATTTCCTTTTTGCATTGTTAACGGTTTCCTTGATCTTGACATATTGCCCCTCCTTTTTTAGATTCGCAAAATATTTTATTTAGAATATTGCGTGCATCGTTTTTTTAGAGCGGTGTTTTAACATCATTCATAAACAATTTAGACACCCCCTACCCCTTGGTAGTGTTATCGTATCTCCAATATCTTAACTGTCTGTATGGTCAAATTAGAACGCTTGTTTGCTCTACTTAATTCCCATTACTTTACTGACTATCATTGGAAGCACTATGCATTTCTTTCCTGTCTTCTTACCGAATATATCTTCCATCCTCTTAATCACATCATTATCAACCATACAGTTTAGCTGTATAAGTAGAAGATCACTATCCTTATCAATCCCCACTATCTCTTTAAGTTCTATTCTCTTCTTTGCTTCATCGTCATATAAATATATCATTTCTATACCTCCATAACATATCATTCAACATCTTCATTGTCCCTTGCTTATCTTTCTTATACATTGCTTCTATCTCGCTATGTGTATCATTTGATAAACTTATCAGATTGTCTATATCGGTTCGCCTGGTCCAATCATCTTTCAGCGGTTCGATATGATGAACTGTATTAGCAATGATAAGCTCACCTGTTGTCATATACGCATAAACATCTATGTGATGATCTATCTCTAACACGGTATCTCTAGTAAGCTTCCATTCGTCCGAATGATAGAACTCATCTGATGTTATATCTCTGGAATACCTGTCGTACTCTTTATGTCTTTGCTTGATGCACTCGCATGTTGTGCCGCTCGATAATCTCTTGCGACATCTTGGACACTGTTTATATATTGGCATACTATCGCCTCACCTTATCTTATTTTACATCTATCCTTTGATACTCATTTTACATATGCGCTGCTTCTTATTCCGCTAAAATATTAACTATTCCGCATATATTCTCAGTGGCTCTAGCCACACGTAATACAATTTGTTATCTTCACTTTGGTTTCTTATCTACCATGATCCTATCTCCCCTCATTCTCCCATAATTATTTTCACTCATCAAAAAAAGAGCCTTTGCTGGGCTCTAAATTTATTTACTCCTTAATATCTTATATTTTTATGGTGTCTACGTGATTTAATACTCTCATTTCTATGTTTAAAAAAGCACCCCGAAGGATGCTTCATTATGTATTTTTTCTTTAATCTATTTATTGTTTATTACAACTTGCTCAATAATTACATTTAAAAGTTCTTTAACAGAAAGATAATTCAATGCTGCTATTTTTTTAAATTCCTCGTACTGCAAATTATTTACAGTGATACTTTTCTTTTTTAAATTATTTTTATCTAATAATTGATATAAAACTTCATTAATATTTGCTTGTGTGCTTGTATTGTTAAGTAATGATTTTATATATGTTTCTTTAATTTTTGATAAATGTACTGGACTATGTTTCAATTTATATCCTAAATAAAAAATTGGTGTTTCAAATGAAGAACCATTTGCGATAAGTGTAGCAATTTTATTATTTAATAAGTACCTTAAGCCTTCAAGTTGTTCATTATTTACTTCGTTTCCTGGGTTAGGACAAAAAACTGGTTTCCCTTGCTCCACTGTAAAGTCTATTGAATGCATAGAACCGCTCTTTACTTTCATTTCAAAGACAACAGTACCTAACGCCAATCCAACAATTAATCTGTTTCTTTTTACAAATCTAAACTTATCAGCTTTAGTACCAATTGGATATTCTGATATTAGTGTTCCACCATTGTTAAGTATTCTTTGTGCTAAATATTCGTTTTCTTTAGGATATATAGTATCGAGACCATGTGCTAAAACAGCCACCGTTATCCCTCCACTTTCAACGCAAGAAACATGAGATAATGTATCTACGCCTATAGCTAATCCACTAACAATTATAAACTCTTCATTTGCCCATTGTGGTATTAAATAATTTGTTGCATTTACAGCGAATTTAGTTGGTGTCCTGGTACCTACGCAAGCCAAAGCCTTTTTATGCTTATTAGTAAAATTTGCTCCTTTTATATACAATACTGGGGGTGGATTATCAATTTTCTTTAAATTACAAGGATAATACCGGCTATTATATAGCAATGTTTTAATGCCATACTTTTTATTTTCTTCAATTATATTAATCGCTTTTTGCAATGCCTTTTCTACTATCAACGAATC